GACATGGAGTGAAGTTAATCAAACTGTATGGGACAAAACTGATCATGATGGGTATTCGTTTAAGAAAAGTCATTCAATAAGTTATGCACACTTGGTGGTTGTACATATGAACTTGATTGAAGAATTAGGATTACATGCGCTTGACCAACGTAATGCTTTTACGCTTAACACGTCTTTTGCTTAGTTCACTAATCGAGGTGGTTGGTCCGTGAATAATCACTAGAGATTTATTATTAAATGTTCTAAGATATTGTTTAAATACATGCCATTCATCTTTTAAAAAGATGTTGATAGGTATAAGACGATTACTTTCCCACCACCATACATCACCTAATTCTAAAAATAATTGTTTTAATTCGTGTTCAATGATAGCACCATAATCATAGAATGTTGTAACATCATCATCACGGTTTTGCACAACACCAATATACTCTTGACCTGCATAGGAGCATACGGTTATAAACGGATGATTTGAACTCAACTTTTTTAAAAATTCTGATGACATAAATACAAAATAAAGGATATTCACGTGGCTGCATACCAAACGCAAATGTATTTATATAATCAAAGACAATATGTGGTTTTATTAAGTGCCGCAGGAAATATTGCTACAAGGAGATATAGTATCGTGTACGCTAAAGACTTAATGTTAAATCGTGGTGTTGATAATTTACTAGAATTTGCGTTTATTAATCAAGATCAAAAACCTGTAAATTTAGTTGGAAAATATTTATATTTCCGTGTTATCAATAATAACGGCACTGAACTAATTCTTACTAAAGCATTAACTGCTAACTTACCTATTACAGGGATTTTTAATTTAGAATTAACTGCCTCTGAAGTAGATTTAATTCAACCTCAATATTGTTACTATTCCGTTGAAATAAGTGATGTACCTGAAGTAAATCCTCAAACTGCAGGTATGGCTGTTTTTGTCAATGCAAGCGGATCAGCTAGAGGTAACTTAATTGTTGTTGATAGTATTTTCCCTAGGGTAATTCCTGCACTTGATGTAACCATACCAACACATCCAAGACCTACACAAGGCAATGCTATGCAAGGTGGTAATAGTACCCAACCTCAACCCAAGATGTACTACAGCAGTGAAATTAAAAATGAAGATGCACAATATTTGACTATTCAATATAGAATAGAAGAATTTTGTGGTAATATAACTATTGAAGGTAGCAACATCGCTGATTTTAGTCGTGCTTACAATATTGGTAATGTGGTTGTTTATGGTAACGCAAATGCTTTACCATACCCTACAGGCGAAACATTGACCGTGGGCACTACCATAACAGGCTATCATCCTTATGTACGTTTAGCTATACAGAATTATGGTAGTGGTCCTCCTGAAACAAATCAACAGTACTTAAAAGGTGATGTTGTTGCTATATACGCTAGATAAATTATCTAATATTTGATGAAGATGCAATCGTTGTGCTATACTATGGTGGCACATGAATACTATTATTGATAAAACACTACATTTTTGGTGTAACCGCAAGCATAAACGTACGGGTGGTGGATGGATATCTGCCAATGCTGTATGTTGTCATCATCGTGGGCATCGTGTAGATACTCGTATGCGTGGTGGACTAATAGTAACAGGTGATGATAAAATCAATTATTCCTGTTTCAATTGTAATTTCAAATGTGGTTATTCAACGGGAAAATTATTAAGTGACCACTTTAGAAAATTATTATCATGGATGGGAATGTCTGATGATGAGGTAGCAGCATTATCAATGGAAGCATTGCGATTGCGTGATACGTCATTGTTAGTCAAAACTAAAGTACAGCATGAGTTAATTTTTAAAGATATAGCATTGCCAAAAGATGCTGAAATTATAAACCCAAATAATCCACAGCACATACGATTTGTTAATATTTTAGCTGCACGTGGGTTTATGTATGATGATTATCAGTTCATGGTGACACCTAAGGGTGAAGGTCGTGATGCCCATCGTATAATTATCCCATATTTTTTAAATGGTAGGACTGTGGGATATACAAGTAGATATTACGATGATATAAAACCTAAGTACATATCCGAGCAACAATCAGGTTATGTTTTTAATTTAGATAGGCAGGATCCAAGTTGGGAAATTTGTATATTGGTTGAAGGACAGTTTGACGCATTGGCTATTGGTGGTTGTGCTATCATGTCCAATGAAGTCAGTGAAAAACAATCTTGGTTAATATCTAAGTTAAAGCGTAGAATTATTTACGTACCTGATCGTGATCTTGCGGGATTTAAAGGTATTGAGCGAGCATTAGACTATGGGTATAGTGTAAGCATACCTCCAACATGGGATAGTACAATTAAGGATGTTAATGATGCGGTTTTAAAGTATGGTAAATTAGCTACATTACTAAGTATTATTCAACACGCAACAATCAGTAAAGCAAAGATTAAAATTTATAAAGATAAAGTATTGTGAAAATAGAGTATACCGACGAAGTACAAACATTGTTTTTAAATATGATGTTAACTGAACATCATTTATTCACACGTGTTCAGAACATTTTAAACGCTGACAATTTTACTAAAAGGTTGCGTCCTGCTGTAAAATTTTTACAAGAGTATTCACAAAAGTACAATGGTATACCTGATGCGGAAACAATTCGTGTAACTACAAATATCGAATTAGATAAAATACATGATTTGCGTGATCATGATATAGAATGGTTTTTAGATGAATTTGAAAAATTTACACGTAAACAAGAATTAGAACGTGCTATTTTAAAAAGTGCAGAATTACTTGAAAAAGGAAACTATGATCCTGTTGAAAAACTTGTTAAAGATGCGGTACAGATTAGCTTAACAAAAGATATGGGCATTGATTATTATGATGACCCACGTGGCAGATTGATGGCTATTAAGGCAAAAAATGGGCAAGTAACCACAGGATGGCCTGTTCTTGATCGTAAATTATATGGTGGGTTTAATCGTGGTGAATTACAACTGTTTTTGGGTGGTAGTGGATCAGGTAAGTCATTATTCATGCAAAATTTAGCAGTAACATGGTCTGCTATGGGATTAAATGGTGTGTATGTAACCTTAGAACTAAGTGAAGAACTATGTTCTTGGCGGATGGATGGTATGATGACTGACATTCCTACTAATGATGTATGGAAACAAATTGATGATGTTGAATTAAAAGTAAAAATGATTCAAAAGAAAGCAGGGCAATTACGTGTCAAATACATGCCAGCCCAAAGCACCGTCAATGATTTGCGAGCTTATTGTAAAGAATTACAAGTTCAAACTGACACTAAACTAGACTTTATTTGTGTTGACTACCTAGATCTTATGATGCCTGTATCTGCTAAAGTAAGCCCAAGTGATTTATTTGTCAAAGACAAATACGTTAGTGAAGAATTACGTAATTTAGCAAAAGAGTTAAATGCATTATTTGTAACTGCTTCACAATTAAATCGTAGTGCGGTAGAAGAAAGTGAATTTGATCATAGTCATATCAGTGGTGGAATTAGTAAAATTAACACTGCTGACAATGTCTTTGGTATTTTTACTAGTAGAAACATGCGTGAGAAAGGAAAATATCAATTACAATTGATGAAAACTCGTAGTAGTTCAGGAGTAGGTACTAAGATTGATTTGTCATTTAATAAAGAAACGTTGAAAATCTTTGATGATGGCGAGGATGGAACCACACATGAAGTACATACAGGATCATCAATACTAAGTAAGATTAAAACTAATAGTCAGGTTATTAATCGAGTAGAAGAAGAACCTGAAGAAAGTAAAGTAGTAGCTGATGTTCAAAGTAATAAAGTAAAACAAATGTTAGCACAGTTTAAGAAAGGAAGTTAATACAACTGTCATAATTCTGATAAATACTATATCATGGAAAAAAAGACTCGTAGCCTATTAGAAGAATTAGAATCATTGGCAAAAAATCGTGATACTAAGTATATAATCGAAAGTCGTGCCAATAGTATTATAACAAGTGCTATACACCTTTTAGAGGTTATACAGCGTAATTTTACGCCTGAACAGGCTGAAGTTTTAGAACGAAAGCTGTTAGTTGCTATAAAAAGTAGAGATAGCGAAAAATTCTCAAAAAGTTTTAGAAAGAATTCTGCTG